AGCGTGCCAGATATGCCGCCATAGGAATTCGCGCCGGTGATCAGAATATTCTTGATGGTGATCTTGCCGGGGCCGGTGTGATTGATTGCCACCAGTCCGGACCCGCCGGTCAGGATTGACGCCGCGTTGGTGAACTGGATCTCGGTGCCGTAGCGACCGCGCAGCATCGCGAGATTGTTGCTGGTGTCGCTCGGATTGCCGGTCTTGTAGAAGTCATTCTTGGTCGGCACCGCCCCGTTCATCGTGCCTTCGACTACGATGCGATCGGCATTGGTGTGATATGTCGTGAACGGCGTGAAGATTTTCGGGTTTGGGGCTGCCGCGCCAGCGAGCTTGATCGTCACCGTGATGTTCGGCGGAATGCGCTTGCGGCCGAGATTTCTGAAGGCGTTGTCGAGGTCGGTATTGTTGGCGACGTTGATCGTGCAATTCGCGGTGATCGTGATGTTGGGAGAGATCCAGAATTGCGTGCCGTCGTAGATGAACAAGCAGGTATCGCCTGCTACCACATCGGATGGCAGCAGCGCCCCGCCACCCTGCGCGAACACCGGCCTCGCACCCAAGCCGTTGATATTGAGCGTGGTCGGCCCGGTGTTGGTGTTGTTGATCTTGATCAGGATCGCCAGACCGGCGGCCAGCGAGATTGCTGGCGCACCGGCGGGTGGTGAATAGCTGACCGTCACGGTGTTCGCCGCACCGGAATCGACCGCGTACGGAATGTAGACGAAGTAGTTATTGGTGGTGCCAGCGCCGCCGGTGCCGCCGAAATTGATCAGGATGAAGCTGGTGCCGTCGTAGACCAGCTCGGCCAGACCGCCAGCGGTGAGATCGCCAGCCGAGAGCTGCGATCCATTCGGACGCTTGACCTGCGCGCTCCCGGCACCGGCATTGATGGTGACCGCGCCAGTGTTGGTGACCTTGATCTTGACGCGCAGCGGCAGGCCGACCGTGTAGCTGGTGATCGGTGGAGCGAACGAGCATGAGATGGTGTTGGCCGACCCGGTATCCTCCGCATAATTCATCCGCTGCGAGCGGATCGATTTCGCCACCTGTTCGAGATCGGTATCGCTGGGCGTGACGAAACTTCTGGTGATGATCGCCACCAGCTCGCGCATCGGGTGCTCGAACGCGGCAGCAGGCGGAATGCTGCCCTGCCGTCCGATCGACGGGTCGCCATTGATGTAGGGCGCGTTCGGATCGGAGATGCCGTAGGGCTGCACGTATTTCATGGCTTCAGTCCCGTCGTTGATAGGTTTAGATTTACAGCCAGCCGTTCGCCGGAACGGTCAGGACCGATGAAACCCAATGATCAGATGCCGGGCTCCCGCTACGGCGTACCCTGCATGGGTCCACCGAACGCCATCTGCGAGAAGTCCATGATGAGGTCGGTGTGTGCGGGCTTCCACCGATTGAGCAGGCACTCCAACTCTTCGGGAACGGCGAACTCAAGGTGATGATCGACGCCCGCCTGTCCCGAGCCCGCGCGGAACCATCGCAGGCCAACCGTGCCGGGGCGGATGTACCAGTAGAAACGCTGCTCGGGCGGGCCGATGTACCAGCGGAAATTCTGGTTCTTGGTCGGATCTTGCGTCGGCCGCGTGTCGCCTACCTGCGAGATCCCGGCCATGAACGGCGCGTACTCGCCGAAGTCCGCGATCTCGATATCCTCGTAGCCGACCCACTCCATCACCTTCTTGTAGTATTCGCGCGACTGGCCGCCGAGCCACGTCATCACCATGACGAGCATCTTGCGACGCGATTCGATATCGGTGGTGGACGGGAAGCATGGATCGGGCAGGCCCCATGCGCGCTCCCACTCGGGAAGCAGCTCGGTGGTCAGACGCGGATCGCTCTCGCGTTCCAGAAGGTCGGCGGCGCGGCCATCGACATATTCCCAAAACCACGCGAGGCCGCGGCAGACGCCGTAGATGGTCGAGCCGGGCGAGCGGGACCATATCTTGCCGCGCGGCAGAAGATCGACGAATGCGTCGGTGTAGTCCTCGCCGTAGCGACGGATGTGCCGATCGCGCTCAATGACGACTGGCGTCTGGTTATGTGCCATAGACGATATCGCCGAGCACGGCCATGTGCCCGGGGCTCGGCATCACGTCATCGGCCGATGTTGGGAATGAGAACGACACCACGTTGGGCGATTCCATGATCGCGCAGTATTTCCATGCCGCGTAGATCGTCTGGCCGGGCTTGGCCTTGTCGAACAGCATCTGCTCGATCGAGTTCTTGATCTCGGCCTTCACCGCGTCGGTGCTCGGATTAAGGTTGTTGATCAGAATGTCGATGCGCTGTTTGAGCGGTGCCACGACGAAGAAGTCCTTCACGGCCACCGGACGCTGCGTGTCGATGTACTCTGCGACCGTCTCGCAATCGCTCTCGAACGGGAAGCCGTCGTTGTCGGCGCGCAGCTCGTCCATCATGAAGCGCACGGTGACGGTGCCGATTCCCATCTCCAGCGGCTCGCACCACGCGCGGGTGACGCCCGGCACCGCCTTCGCCCATCGCACGTAGTCGTGCGCGGCACCGCCCTGCGGCGGCTGGCGGATGCGCTCCAGAACCCGGATGCGCAGGTCGTCGTCGCTCTCTTCATCGACGCCGCCGTCCACATCGATCGCCACCGCGGTGCCGTCCACCCCGGCGACGGTGGTGGAGATCGCCAGCGAATCGCCGGGGACGAGGTTGCCGATGACCCCGGGATCGAGCGCGCGGATCTCGCCCGGGGTCGGCACCTGACCCGACGCCACCACAAACTCTTGGATGGTCTCGTACTCGACGTTGCCGTGGATCAGCCGCGTCCCGGCCGGAACGATGATGCCGCCGTCGATGCTGGTGAAGGTGGCGGTCCCTTGCGCCAAGGTGGCGACCTTGCGGCCGGTACTGCCATCGGAATTGACCAGCCAGATATCGCCGTGCCGATCGAGCCATTCGGTCTCGGCGGTGTCAGGCAAGAGCTGCAGCGACAGCCAGTCGATGTACTGCAAAACCAAGTGGCAGAGCGCGCCCTGATTGTCGGACATGACGCGCAGCACCGAGTTCGGGATCGCTGCGTCAGCGCCCGGCAACGATCCGCGGATCTGGTCACGAACCAGCTCACGAACTTGGGTAAGAGTTGGGGTTGCCCATGGCATGGCCGATCATTCCATTATGTCTTCCCACAGGATCTGATAGCGCAGCTCGATCTCGATATCCGGACCGCGGTACATCCGGATCAGTGCGTCGATGCGTTCCTGATTGACGCGCGTGACGCGCACTTCCAACTGCGAGGCGACGCGGCGATCGATGAACGGCTGCAGCGCTTCGCGGATGTAGTGCTCGACCCGGGTGATGGTCGCGCCTTGGTAGGCTTCCGCCCCGGTGATCTTCTCGCGCATGAGCAGCCACAGCCGCGAGCCGATCGGCCAGCCGTCCCATATCTGCTCGGCGTCGAGGTCGCCCCACCAGCCGCGCCGATCGACCGAGTCCGGATCTGGCAGGCGTTCGCCGGGCTCGGCCAGCCGGTCGGTGCCGAGCGCCACGATCACCGCGGTGGCCAGCGCCTCGGTCTCGTCGAGTGAGCCGTCGCCGAGCAGCAGCCAATCGACGCTGACCGCGGTGACGGTCGGGAAGGTTCCCGACTGAACGAACCGAATGTCAGGCATGGTCCATCGGGTCTTGCTTCACTTGGATCGGGATCGTGCTCCAGATGCCGGTCTCGTCGATCCACACCCGGAATTGCTTGAAGCGAATGTGGATGTGCCTGTCGGTGACCTGATAGGAGTGGGTCTCGTCCTTCCAGTAGCCTTGGATCTTGTTGTCCTCGGTCTTCTGGTGCCCCTCGCCGCGCTTGGCCAGAATGTTGTTGTCGCCGTCGAGTTCGAGGTAGGTCTTCGATTCTTCCTTGTACTGCGCCTGCTGGCCTTCGAGCTTTTCCTGCTGGAAGTCCTCGCTCTCGCTCTGGCCACCGCTGCTGCTGCCGCCACCACCGCTGCCGCCGCCACCGCCACCATTGGCAAGCGCGCTCACGGTTGGCTGGCTTTGTGGGCCGCCCTGTTCCTGTTTCTCTTTTTTCTTGACCATCTGGATGCGGGTCTTGCGGTCGTTGCGGTTCGACCAGAAGCCGCCGTCCTCGTTCAGGTGAATCTGGTTCTGATCGTCCTTGCCGCGGAAGAGCGCCACGTCGCCTTCCTTGAGATCGCGCAGGCGATGCCGCCGATCGTCCATCACGGTGATCACCGGGAACGACCGACTGCTGCCCATAAACGAGACGAAGCCTTCGGCGCTGCCGGTGATCCGGCCCTGCTTGTCCTTGGTGGCCTTGGCGACCACCGACGTGAAGCCGTAGTTCTGCGGCGACTCGATCTTCGATCGCTGCTCGCCGCGCATGAATGTGCTTTTCGACTCCTGCATGAAATGGCCATCGTCGGCGGTGTCGATCAGGCACCGCGCGCCGCCGCCGTTGTAGGCGTAGAAACCGCTGGTCAATGGGGTCTGTCGAAACATGCTGCCTCCGTTGGGTTTATGGAGCGCCGCCCATACCGCCGATGCCGGGCGTGCCCGGTATGCTCTCGCCGGGCAGCGGCTGGTTTGGATCGGGCTGGTTCGGTGCCGGGACCGGCTCGATCGGCGTCGGCGGCGCTGGATCGTTGGTGGTGCCGGTCGAAGTGCCGGGCTTTCGCACTCCGGTCTTGCCGGGGTCGGCGGCAATCTGATTGTTCAGAAGGCCCGGCTGCACCAGCTCCAGCGTGGTGGTCGTACCGGCGTTGGTGTCCTGCGAGAACGTGACGGTCTTGATGCCCATGAGCTGGTCGATCATCGCCATCGGCGACCAGACGTAGACGTAGTCACCGGCCTTCCACAGTCCGGTGGCGCGATTGCGCAGCCATCCGGCGACGGTCACGTTGGCTTCGAAGATCGCGTAGTCGCGAAGATCCCGCTCTTGGTTGACGCGCTTCTGGAGCTGGCCATCGTTCGCTACCGGCATCTCGGCCGGAATGAGCAGGGGCGAATAGCATGGCAGCACGCCATCGGCGCGGGCTCCCATCTCGGACGCCTTCCTGCCGTTCTTCTCGTCGTTACCGTTGCTCCCGCCTTCGGCGTAGTACGGATTGAACATATCGTTGATCTTGATGGTGCACTGGCAGCGCAGAATGTTCTCGCCCTCGATCAACCCAATGTCGCTCTTCTGGATATGCGGCCAGAACGCCACGTAGTTTTTACCGGCGGGGTCGTTTGGATCGACACCTAGGATCACATCGCGGAAGCGAGCGAGCCGTTCAATGAAGTCAGCGGTCACTTCGCCCCGGCCCGCTTGCGCTTCCTCGTATGGCTCCATATCCGGCTGGCCTCTCGGAATGAACTTGCTGCCGAACGGGGCGAATACTTCGTTCGCGATCGTCATGAAATCCTTGTTGTCGAAATTGCCATCCTTGTGAATGATCGAAGCACGCGAGCCACACCACTGGTGACCTACTCCGATCAGCAGCACCTGATGATTGTCGGCGTCGTAGGCCGTCTGCCGGACAAGGATGCGGCCTGCCAACGCCAAGTAGCCGCCGAGCCAAATCTTGCAGGTGTCGCCCGGCTTGAATTGCAGTTGCGGCCACGCTGGTGGCACCGGCGAATATTCAGCGCACGTGAACCGGAAAAGCGGCCACCATTCCATCATGCGGTGCTGCACCCACACCGAAGTCCAATTTTCATACCTGACATTGTTGACTTCGAGCACCGCCACTTCATCGCGGCTCGGCCAATCCTGCTGGCCGCCAATGCCTTCTGCTCTGCCGCTGCTGTTGGGTATGGACGACGACGTTTGCTGCCGCGGGTTGCCGGGCGTGCCTTCGTCCTGCAGACGCGACGGATCGTCGCCGGTGACGACGACCTCGTCGAGATCGAGCCTGAAATCGGACATTACAGCGACAAGCCTCTTCCGTAGTTGCGCATGAATGCGGGGTGGACGACCTTGTTCTCACGCCGCAGCTCGTCGGCGCGGGCGGCGTCGTAGTACAGCCGCTGAG